AGCGAAAAGATGCCAGCGCAAGCTGGCATGATCAACATGATCCTATGAAAATCGGCGGGTCCCTTTCGAGGATTCGGCGTTTTTTGAAAAGTCGTCGCTTGCGACCCCGTCCCCCCTTTTTGTGGGGGTAGCTTTTTGTTCTGTATATATATAACGTTCACCAGCCACAATTATGAATTTTTATGAAATGCCGCAACTAGGTCATATTGCTGAATCTGAGATGAAAGAGATCCTGATGCTTCAGGAACGGCTCAAGCTGATGGACTCTCAAGAAAAATGCAAAAGCTCTTTCATGGAGTACATCCGGTACATATGGCCGGGATTCATTGAGGGGGACCACCATCGAATTATTGCGGAAAAATTAACGGAAGTGGCCCAGGGAAAATGTAAGCGATTGATCGTAAACATGCCCCCCCGTCATACCAAATCTGAGTTTGCATCTGTTTACTTTCCGTCTTGGATCATGGGACTCAAGCCAGAGATGAAGATTATGCAGACAACTCACACTGCTGATCTGTCCATCAATTTTGGCCGAAAGGTCCGGAACCTTATGGACACCCCAGAATATAGTAATCTTTTTTCAGAAGTTTCTTTGGCCTCGGACTCAAAAAGTGCGGGTAAGTGGCAGACGAGTTCGGGGGGTGAATATTTTGCAGCGGGAGTCGGTGGTGCCATCGCGGGGCGGGGTGCAGATTTATTAATTATTGATGATCCGCATTCTGAGCAGGACGCGATGAGCGTGAACCTGTTGGATGCGTGTTATGAGTGGTATACCTCGGGTCCCCGTCAGCGTCTTCAGCCAGGTGGGACCATTGTTATTGTGATGACCCGATGGTCCACATTGGATTTGACGGGTCGGTTATTGAAGCGGCAGACGGAAACGCATTCTGACCAGTGGGATATTATCGAGTTGCCTGCGATCTTTGAGGATTCTGGTAATGTTTTGTGGCCGGAGTTTTGGAAGCGTGAGGAATTGGACTCTGTTAAGGCGTCTATTCCTATTTCGAAGTGGAATGCTCAGTACCAGCAGAACCCGACATCTGAGGAAGGTGCGATCATTAAGCGGGAATGGTGGAATATCTGGGAGAAGGATCAGCCGCCTAACTGTCATTATATTATTCAGAGTTACGATACGGCGTTTAGTAAGAGTCAGACGGCGGATTATAGCGCGATTACGACTTGGGGTGTTTTCACGCCGAGTGAGGGTGGTAGTGATGCGTTGATTCTGTTGGATGCTGACCGTGGCCGTTGGGATTTCCCTGAGTTAAAGCAGGTTGCTTTGGAGCGGTATAAGGAATATGAGCCAGATATGGTCCTTGTTGAGGCGCAGGCGAGTGGTACGCCGTTGACGCATGAGTTGAGGGCGATGGGCATACCTGTTGTGAACTACCGGCCTAGCCGTGGTAATGACAAGATGACACGGGTTCATGCGGTGAGCCCTGTATTTGAGTCTGGAATGGTATGGGCGCCTGACTTTGGTTTTGCGGAAGAGGTTATTGAGGAGTGTGCTGCGTTCCCGTTTGGCGAGAACGATGATTATGTAGACTCTACGACCCAAGCTATACTAAGATTCAGACAAGGTAACTTTATCAACCTTCATTCTGACGAGGCTGAAGAGGAAGTATACCGAGACAAACGCGCATATTATTAATCTCGAGATAAGGACACGATCATGGCAGGTAAATTAACAGCGGCAGAAAAATTAGGAAAAGCATTAAAAGAAGGTGCTAAAAAAATTAAACAAGCAGAACGAGGAGCTTCTACCCGTGTAGGAGCTGCTGGAAACAAAGGCGTTAGGATTGAAAAGAACGCAAAAGTTGGCGAGGGTTACGGCGTTACTGACGCGACCAAAGGATCTAAAGCTCTTACAAGAGCAGAGAGAGATAAAGTTCTATCAACAGGCCGCAAGCGTATTGTTGGCGGCGCTGGTGTCGCTGGCGGGACTAGCTTATTTGTAAACGCTGTAAAACCTAAAGATAAAGACCAAAACAAAAATGATTCTAAAAAGCCAATTGGCCCTAAGCTTGGCGATTCTTTTAAGCGACCTCGAAAGAAGTCTGAGGCTAAAGCTGATTCTCCTAGCAAATCCGGAGGTCGTTTCGGTCAAGGCGATAATAAGACTCTTAATGGCAAGGCTAACGTCAGCAAAGAACAGTTAGAAAAAACTGGGCTCTCTTTAAGAGAGTACATGAATAAGTGGAACAAGACTGACAAGCGTCCAGGGGGCTCTTCATCTGCAAAGTCTTCGACTAAGTCTTCCTCTAAGTCTCCCAAGAAGGTCGGCATCATCAAGAAGCTTTTGTTTGGTTCTGACGGCAAGATGGGCGGTAAGTCTGGAATCATCGACAACAAGGTTACGCGAGCTTTCACTAAGCGTGATGAAGAGAACTTGGCCGCAGGTCTTGTCAAAAAACAAGCAGGCGGAATGATGAAAAAGAAAGGTTATGCGCGAGGCGGTGCGGTAGGTATGTCTAAGCGAACAGCTCCAGGCGTTACAGGTGGCGCACCTCGTCGCGGCGGAACGAAGACGGTTCCACCAAAGACACGCGCTCAAAGCCGAGCTACTTTAAGTCCGGCCCAAAGACGGCTTCTTGATTCTGTTCAAGGACGAGAAGGCAGTAAGCAGTCTACGAGCGTTATCCAGGATCTTTCTGATAAGTATGGGTACAAGCCTGGCAAGCGAGCTGGCGCGAAAGGCGGCATGGGTAAAGGTAAAAGAGCAAAGCCACCCGGAATGCAAATGGGTGGTGCAGTTGGTATGGCACCCCCAAAGGGCGGATTACAACCTGCTGTGACACAACAACGCGGCACTACTTCTGGTCTAAGTGCTGCTCAACGAATGGCTTTGCTAAATGCTTCGGCAGGAAAAAGACCACCTGTAGGAGCTGCTGCTAAGAAGGCAACGGCCATGCGCGGTGCCGCAGGACGCCGGTCGGGTGGTAGTACGCCACGCGGCATGAACATGGGCGGTGCGGCCATGAAGAGCAAGATGGCTTCGAAAGGTGGCAAGATGGGCGGCAAGATGGCGCCTGGTTACAAGAACGGCGGCACTGCAAAGAAGAAGAGTGCTCGCGGGGTCGGTGCCGCTAAACGAGGGTTTGGCAAGGCTATGCGTTAAGCATGGCCTACCTCCAAAGCAACATTCCACACTTTAAGGCGTGGGTAAGAAGGGAATACACGGTTAATCATGAGCGATACCATGGCGAGTTTTTACACGCTATGGTTGTCGCCGTGACTACCATGCCTACTCGCTGTCTTTCGTTTCAAGTTATCTTTACTGGATGCGAAGCTGATGAAGATGAACCCAACGTACATGGAGGCGCCATGTGGGCAAGAATGCCCATTACCGCGCTGGTCGCTGATACGCCTTTTGAGGAATGGCCTGAGCCAATGCCTGTCTGGGCTGCTCAACCTTGGGATTGCAGTTCTCATACTCATGCTGTTTACGTCCTTGACCGTTGTACACCTTGTCCTTGGCTCGCTAAGATTGATGGTGAATTTTATCCTGCGAAATATCTTTTTACGGTAGACTACGCGGAGAATGAGATCGCTGATGATCCGGCACAGCATAAGCAGTCGCATGTACTTGAGTTGCTTGATGCTGGCGAATGGACTGGAAATATTGTAGCGTTACCAAACAACAGAGTTAGGGTGACGCACCCTGCTTGGTTTCAGACAGGTGAAGGTGCTCCGGACTTTAAGCCGTCACAGCATATTCATTACAGCAAGTCTGACCTAGATTACACGTTAGATGTGAATCAGGTGTTTGATAACTTGTATGCGGACAAGGAATAATTTATGAAGTCTAACTCTGAGATGTACAAGAAGGTTATGCGCCTGCTTGAGGGCTCTAAAGATGAGTCTTTGCTTGAAGAGCTTCGAGAGAATGAGGGTGATCTTATGGATTACCTAACGGAAGAGATGCCTGAGAGAAAGGGTTCCGTTATGATCATGATCAAGAAGGGCAAGAAGGGCGATGATCTTGAGGAAATGTTCCCAGAGAAAGACAATTCCCGTATGAAGTTTCCGGAATTCAAGCGCGGCGGCGAAGTCAAAAAGAAAAAGCCCAAGATCACGTTCAAGAAGAAAAAGGGTTTTGGAACCAAGTGGGAAAACAAGTGGGGCTAATGAATGGCTATTGAACGCGGTGTCGATGACGTTGATATCAGTGAGCTAGATATCGAAGACAATTCGAAAGAGGTCCAGATTGATGTAGAGGATGAGTCTTTTGACGAGATCCTTGGGCCTGGTTTTGATGACGAAGAAGATATAGAGACTCTTGAAGACGGCACCATGCTGATTGGCATGCCGCCTCCTGTGCAGATGGGAACGGACGTTGAAGACTTTTATGAAAACCTTGCTGAAGTTCTTGATCGTGCTGATTTAGGCCAAATCTACAATGATTGTGTTGCCGACTATAAGTCTGACTTGGCTTCTCGCCAAGAGTGGGAGAAGACTTACAAGGAAGGTTTAGAATTTCTTGGTATGAAGTTTGAGAACAGGAGCGAGCCTTTCGAAGGTGCTTCTGGGATTGTTCATCCTTTGCTTGCTGAATCCGTCACGCAGTTCCAAGCGCAAGCTTATAAGGAAATGCTGCCGCCTGGGGGTCCTGTAAAGACTCAAGTCGTAGGAATGGGTACGCCACAGACTGACCTCCAGGCCGCGCGGGTACAGGAATACATGAATTACCAGATCACTCAGGTTATGCGCGAGTATGACCCTGAGACTGATCAGATGTTATTTTATCTCCCGCTGTCGGGTAGCGCATTCCGCAAGGTTCACTTTGATCAGACGCTTGATCGACCTGTATCGCGTTTTATTCCATCTGAAGACTTGGTTGTACCTTATGGCGCAACGAGTTTGGACAATGCTGTTCGGATTACGCACGTTGTTGATATGCCTATCAATGACGTTAAGAAGCTTCAAGCTGCTGGTTTTTACAAGAAGTCAAAGGCTGCTGAACGCTCATCTAGTTTTTTGAATGATAGTGAGATTGAGGAGGAGCTTGATGAACTCCAAGGCGTTAAGCCATCTGGCAATTCTAATTCTGACCAGTGTGAGATCCTTGAGATGCACGCTGATCTTGAGCTTCCAGGATATGAAGACCTTGATGCAGAGGGCGAAGAAACGGGCATTAAGCTCCCGTATATTGTCACCATTTCGCGGTCTCAGTCTCAAGTTCTATCCATTCGCAGAAACTACAATCAAGAAGATCCTATGCGTAAGCGCATTGATTATTTTGTTCAGTATAAGTTTCTACCTGGTGTGGGTTTTTACGGCTTCGGTCTAACGCATATGATTGGTGGTTTGTCCCGTGGGGCGACTTCTATTCTCCGGCAGCTGATTGACGCCGGTACTTTGTCGAATCTTCCTGCTGGTTTTAAGGCTCGAGGTATTCGTATTCGAGATTCTGACACTCCGCTACAGCCAGGTGAGTTCCGAGATATGGATGCACCGGGAGGCTCATTGCGTGATGCGCTAATGCCTTTGCCGTTTAAAGAGCCAAGCGCCACCCTCCTAAACTTGCTTGGTATGTTGGTTGATGCCGGTAAGCGGTTCGCCTCAATTGGTGATATGCAGGTAGGTGATGGTAATCAGGAAGCGCCGGTCGGCACGACGATTGCGTTGCTTGAGCGCGGTAGCCGCGTTATGAGCGCGATTCACAAGCGATTGCACTATTCGCAACGTATTGAGTTTAACCTCCTTGCGAAGCTCTTTAAGGACTACTTGCCACCTGCCTATCCATACATGACGGCTAATGGTAATCCTGGACTTAAGCAGCAGGACTTTGATGACCGAATAGATATTATTCCGGTTAGTGATCCCAACATCTTCTCTATGAGCCAGCGCGTTATGCTTGCTCAAGAAATGATGCGGATGGTCCAATCTAATCCTGAGATCCATGGTCCGATGGGAATGTACAATGCTTATAAGCGCATGTACGAAGCGATGGGTGTTCAGCAGGTAGAGCAGATACTGCCACCACCTCCGCCTCCACCACAGCCTATGCCGATGGCACCTGCTATGGAGAATGCAAACTTCATGATGATGCAGCCTGCGACACCGTTCCCAGATCAGGACCATGAAGCGCATATTGAGTCGCACATTACGGTTTATAATTCTGCGGTTGTTAAGACAAACCCGCAGCTTCGCGCTATGATTCAAGCGCATGTTTACCAGCACATTGATCTCATGGCCAGACAGCAAGCGATGCAAGATCCAGAAGTACAGCAGATGCAACAACAAATGCAGATGATGGGGCCTCCTCCAGGTATGGGGCCTCCACCTTCGGGCGGACCCATGGGTGCTCCTCCAAGTGGTCCTCCAGGCGTCAACCCTTCAATGATGCCTCCACAAGGAGGGGCTCCCGTGGGACCCCCACCTCCGATGGGCGGACCACCTCCGATGGGAGGAATGCAACCACCCGGGCCTCCGCCGCCTAACCCTATGCAGGCGATGATTGAGGCTAAAGTTGCACAGATTACCGTACAGTTGATGGAGAAAGTTGCTCCGATCTTTGAAGCAGAAGATTCCGACGATCCGCTTGTCGAGTTACGTCGAGAGGAACTCAACATCAAGTCTATGGACTTAGAGCGTAAGGCCAAGGAGGCTGAACAGAGATTTGGACTTGACGAGGAACGCATTGAGAAGGATTATTCAATGGATCAAGAGCGTATGGATCTACAGGCTGATATTGCTGACATGAAGAATAAGACTGCTCAAGATAGGCTAAAG